GCCGTCAAGCACGTCGCTCCGGTAGTGATACCGGGGCTTACATGCAAAGACATAGGGCCTTTGGAGAATGGTGTCATATCCCTCAGGAAAGACATCGTATCCCCATCGGACCAATGCGTCGGTTTCCTTGTGACCGAATGGGAAGGGTATTAACCCTCCGATAAAGTCATCAAGGATAGTTACCAGCTCCGTTGGCCCATACTGTTCCCAGTACAGGTTACGGAACGAAACGATGGCAACTACTTCGTCAACGTCGCTGCGAGATTGTGGAAGACGCTTCCTGACGCGAACCGGGTTAACCGGCTCACCTCGGAAGTAATCTCCTCCACAGCTTTCACGAAAGTTACCTCTCATGAAAGTTTTGTGGACGTTTACTTTAAGTCCAAAGACTTCAAGCAAACGCACAACATCGTTGGCACTGTCTGCGGGGACAATTATATCGTCACCGTAGACCCGGAAGTGTCGTTTGTTAACGACAAGTCCAGTCACGCCTGAGCGTCTGATACCCATCGAGGCGATGGTCGCAAAGACCAGCATCTCGATCGGGAAAGTCAGACTTGACCCCATCGACGCGAACTTACGGAGAAGGACTACAGTCCCATCCTCAAGCTCGGCTCGTTGGCTCCTGCAAGCCAGGACAGCCCGCAATAAAAACGGGTGGTCATGGAGCAGAAGTTTCACAAGCGTCAAAGACACTCGATCACTCGCTTCAGAGAGATCGATTGTAGCAATCGAACCGTCACGCGAACCCATACGGGCTAGCGCGCGACTCGGTGCTTGATCCGAGAAATTCACAACGGGATGGGTGTTCATCCATCTCGCAAACATGGCTGACAAGCCCTGTTGAATGAACTGATTATAAACCGGTTCAATCGTGATAATCCTCGGCCCTTTGGCCGTTTTAGGTACAGCAATCACCCTAGCGGGTAATTCCTGACCGGGGGGGAGCAATACCAACTCGTCAGGGTCACGAAGACCCCGACTAAGAAGGTATTCGTACGCGGGAAACACCTCAGAGAGGCGTTGTGTCCACGTACGATTCGTCCACTTCTCATTAGATGAGAGGTGTTCGGCGACTGCTCCCGGGCCATGCCTTGCTTCATCAAGAAAGGTATCCTTAAAAAGGTCCCTCTCCATTTGAGCAAAGTAGCGGCCCCACATCTTACGGGACGTTTGGATGAACCAATTTCGCATCGGTCCATCCGGCGACCTGTTAGAGATGTTTTCGTCAGTTTCGATATATTGTGCGAAAGCCGCTTCCACCCTGTCAGTGGTGGGAAGCTCCTTTAGCTTCGCGTGCAGGTAACAAATCTGCCGCACGGCTCGCACGTACTCGAAATTGACCTCAGGCAGCAACATTCCGTTTTCGTCGAAAATGCGCTCGAACAGACCCCAAAGAAATGCAGGTCTGATGTCCTTAGGCCCTCTCGTCTTAAATAACGGGAAGGTTTGCGGATCGAGTTGACCGTGTTCCAAGCCCTGTTCAAGGGCCTGAGCCAAGGTCGGCATTTCGAGAGTGAGAAAAGACTCACCTCGATTTTCGACGCGAGATCTCATCGTTTCGAGATCTCTGGCGGCGGATATGCCTAGCAACCGTAGTTGATCTTCAACGACGGCTGCGTGGAGATCAAACTGGCTTTTCATTCCTACTCCTTTCGGGAGAACGGGATCCAGTATTGGTCTTCAGCTAACAAAAGTGTCAGACTGATCGCGAGGAGGACCCCTCAAGGTTAACGTCAGTTAGCCTTGAAGGGCCTCCTGACCTTGCTAGTTCTCTCCAGCAATGAGCTGGATGAGCTTGGCATTGGTCGAGGCGGTCAGCCACGTCAGAAGGGCTACTGCTAGTTCCTTCTGCTCCGTCGCGGAAAATCCGCTAGGAGGCACGTCGACAGTGAGGATGACACTACCCGAAGCGAGCACGTTAGTGCTCGAGACGAGAGGGTCAGTAACGATCTTCGAGAAATCGACACGGGCCGTATGGCGCGTGCGACGTCCGTAGGTCGTCCCCACTTTGAGATCCACCTTGGAATCGTAGTTGGAAAATTTCCCAACATCCGATCCGGTGTTGACTCGTACTACAGAGACAGCACCAGGGGTGGTTCCGATCGTGACACTCTGAGGGTCTGAAAATGCCAATGTTTCTCCTTATTGATTTGTTGTTTAGTTGTAATTCATCGCTGCCTGGCTAAGCCAAGAGCGACTAGGATTGCCCACTGACCAACATTGAGCTGATCGAGAGACAACGCAAAACCGAAAGGTGAAGCGGCTTGCCTTACCTTAGCATCCGCAGTGGCGTGTACGATGAAGTGTCCATTGACACTCCGCCAAACACTTGTGCCACTTGCAGCTACCGTAGGCATACCCCATGCGCCATAACTCGTTTTAACACGAGTGGTGGCGTAGGCGTAATTCAGGATAACCCCGGACAACTGCAGATTCGAAAGATTCTGCAGCACTGTTCCTATGTTAGCGAACCAGTCCAGAAGCCATGTCCATGGTGTGAGGTCCCACAGAACTTCAGGTGTAAGCTTAAGCCCGAGTAGATCAATGGAACGATCAAGATAACCGTTACCGGTAAAACCTGATCGCAAACCAGTGAAAAATCGAGCGGACAGCCACACCGTCGTCTCTGTAGATGCGCTATATTCTGTGTACATTCGGCCCGATAGAACTTGAAACCCGGAGTTGATGTTGTTAAGCATCAAACCAGGCTTCACGCTCGTCGGTGTCTGGCCAAGAGCCAGAGGTATGCCGACTGTCCACGCAGAGTCCGCAGCATTAGTGCTGTAGAAATTGACAGAGAATAAGCGTCGAGACCGGCGCCGAGTATCTTCGCTGGGGAACAGAGCCATATCAATGTCAGTTAGCACTGAAATGGCGTTTCCCACATCCCTGATAATCGGAGCCCAACCAAATTGCACATTTAAGAATTCAGAGCCCAAATATTTCTGGGCTTCCTTGAATGTCTTGTACTGCGACCTCCAACGGGAGATCGAGTCGAGATGTCCTCGGAGATTCTTAAGAACGGTCGGAACGTCACCGCGTACGATCTCTAAAATAGAGGTCAGCACGTTGGCTTTGGATTGAACCGGGTTAAGCTCTGCGAGCTGCCTGGTCGCTTCCGACGTCAGATCGTTCGGTGTAATAGGTTGATTGCTTCCAGTAGTGGAAACAATGGTAGACCCGCGAGCCCTAAACCAACCACCAAGAATATCTGGCGGTCGGTCATGTGTCCATGCAGTATTATTTTTACCTGCAGAGTGCAGGAACTGCGGGAGAACGTT